GACGCTTGGCACGGGAGACGGGGTTCTCCGCTGCCGAGATCACGGAAATGCCGTTCAACCAGATGGTGTGGTGGCTCACGGATTGAGCCACCGTTGTTCTACCCGACGTATAGGGCACGCACATGGCGAATAAACTCGCGCTCGGCCTGGTCATTGGCGGAGCGGTCATGGGCAAGCTGGGCATCACCGGGATGGACTCGGTGACGCAACTGGGCTCGATGCTTCAGGTGCAAATGAAGACCGCCGGCGGCTCCGATGGGGCGGCCAACAACCTCAAAAACTGGATGGAAAAGATTGGTTCCGGTGAAACGGTCGCGGCCTATAAGAGGGCCGGGATCGACTATCAGGCGTCGATGAATACCGGCCTGCAGAATGGCAAATCCACCTTGGAGTCCAGCTTTGAGTTGGCCCAAAAATACATCGCAGCGACCGATCCAAAAAAGGCCGCCGCCATGGCCGAGGCTACAGCCAGGATCAGCAAGGAAGCGGACCCGGAAAAAGCCAAGGCCATGATCGTGTCCCTGGAACAAGCCTTGCGCAGCGGTGATCTGTTCGCCGACATGCAGGTCAAGGGCGCCCTGACTGCGTTCATGCAAAACAAGGAGCTCTACGCGAGTCTGAAAAAGGACTCGGCCAACGCCACCGGGATCTTGGACAAGAACCTGGAGGAGCGGCGGCAGTCGTCGGCGCAGAAGTGGTCGGAAATGGCGCAGGGCATGGACGACGCCGTGCGCGCGATCGGTGACGCGTTCCGCCCGGTTACGGACCAGGTCGCGGATGGGCTGACCTACGTCACCCAAGGGCTGAGCAAGCTGTCGGACGAATCGCCCAAGGTGGTGACGGGGATCGGCGCGGCCGTCGCGGCGGTGATCGCCTTTCAGAGTGCCATGAGCACCTTCAAGATCGCCAAGGGTTTGATGAACCTCGGGCGCGGCTCGCTGATGGGTAATCCGAACATCCCGCAAAAGGTGATTGTGGTGGGCGATGGCGGTGGTGGTCTGGATGCCGGCGATCTGGACGACGACGGCAAACGCGACAAGAAAGGCAAGAAGGGTGGCCGGGGTGGTAAAGGCGGCACGGCCAAAGCAGCCAGCGCCGCCAGTGCGGTCGGACGTTCGGCTGGAAGTTTCGGGCGGACTGTAGCGACGGGGGTGAAAGGTCCGGCCATCTTCGCGGTCGTTGAGGCCGGTTTGAAAGCCAAGGACACCTACGACAATGCGGTGACGCAGGATGAAAAAGCCGAAGGCTATGGTCAGGCTGCAGGTGGGCTGGCGGGCACATTGGCCGGTGCAGCGGCGGGTGCGGCGATCGGTACCGCTGTGCCGGTGATTGGCAACATCATCGGCGGTTTGATTGGCGGATACCTCGGCTACATGGGTGGCGATGCCTTGGGGGGCGTGGTCGGTAAGTCGATGTTTGGCACCGACGACGAACTGAAGCGAATGCCGGCGGTGGGTCCGCTGATGATGACCCGCGCCGGTAAGGACATTCCACCGGTGCTGGGCAACATTGCCCAGTCGTTCGCGGCGCCGGTGACGGGGCCGTTGATGCTGGCCAATCCCGGCAAAGGGACGGGGCTGGGGGCTAGCGTTGCCGCGACGACAGCCGCGCCGATCGTGCCGGCCACGCCGCCGGTGTCATATGACCCACGGGACCTTAATTCCAAGGACGCCATGCTGTTGCCGCACTTTGCCAACAAAGTGCGTTTCCCAGGCTCTGAGTTGCGTCGGCCCAAGGTCATCCGTTCGGGCTTGGAAGATCCCGCACCGCAGCCAGGTGAAGCCGCGAAAGCCATGATGTTGCCCCCGGCCAGAGCGGACGCGACGTCGGGGGCGTTGGTGAAACCGATGGCGGCGAAAGAAGCGCCAAAAATTGAATCGAAGGTGGATATTCAGGCGCCGTTTTCGCTGACGGTCAACGGCGACGTGAAGGACGGCGCGCAGCTGTACGCGCAGCTCAAACCGTTCCTCGATCAGCATCAACGCGACATCGCCCAGCGCGTAGAGAGCAGCAAGCTTTACGACGCGCCACACGTTTAATCAGGAGGGCATATGTCGGATCAGGAAAAGACTGCATTGCAGCAGTTACAGTCGGGCCTGAAGTATCTGGCCTCGGCCGGGGAAACCGGGCGGCGCAGCCTGGACGGTATGCTGGGGCCAGTGAATGGTGCGATCGGGGAAATCACCGGGGCGGCGTCCGAGCTGGAGAGTTTGCCCTTTGTCGGTCCAACGGTCGGCGCCAAGCTTCAGCGCGTCATGCGCGGGGTGAATGCGGCTCAGGCCAAGGTCGGGCAAGTGGTGGCCACCTACAACACCGCCACCCGGGCGCTGTCGCAAATTGACGAGCGCATGGGTGTGCTGAAGGAACAGGCGAGCAAGGCGGCGACGGCGATCAACAAGATCGCCGGCAAGGTCAGCCCGTCGCTGGCCAACATCGTACCGACGGGAGCATTCGCCACGGATCAGACCCCGGCACCGGAGGCGGTTAAGCCGTTCCCGCACCTGCTGATCATCCAGCCGCAAGACCCCAAGGCTCAGCCGTATTTTTTCAACCTGGACACAGCCGCCTTTGACGAGCTGCGTCGATCCACCGAATTCCGCTGGGCCTCTCAGGAGCGCCTTTCTCGTCGACCGGCACAGCAAGGCGTGGGCATGGGCGACGAAAAGATCACGCTCAAAGGCGCGATCTTTCCCGGGTTCAAAGGCGGCCTGAAGCAGCTCGACACGCTACGCGCGCTCGGAGCCCAGCTCAAGCCGCTGACGCTTACCACGGGCTACGGCGATGCGCTCGGCACCTGGTGCCTGAAAAGCGTCGAAGAAGAACAAAGCTCGCTGATGCAAGGCGGCATCCCGCGTAAACAAGGGTTCACTCTGGAGTTTGTGCGCTATGGCGACGACATGCAGAACGTCTGATGGGGATCTGCTGGACACCATCTGTCATAACTACTATGGCCATCTCATTGGCAGCGTTGAGGCGGTCCTCGATGCCAATCAGGGGCTGGCCGATGAGCCGCAGCCGTATCGGGCCGGGGTGCTGATCACGCTGCCGGATCTTTCGGCGCCCGCCCAGGAGCAGGTAACGCTGTGGGATTGATGGACTACACTCGTGTTGTTCATCACTCAAAACTCCTTACTTTCTAACCCGCCTTGTGCGGGTTTTTTTTGGACAAAATTCATGACCCCCCTATTTCGCATCGTGGCCGATGGCGCCGATATCACCGGCCTGATCAACGATCGGCTGATACAACTCAGCACCACCGATAAACCGGGCATGGACTCCGACACGTTCGAGCTGCGCATTGATGACCGTGACGGGCAAGTGACGCTACCCCGACGCGGAGTCGGCATTGAGGTCTACCTGGGTTATGCCGAGACGGGCTTGGCACGACAGGGGCGCTACGTCGTCGACGAGGTCTCGGTATCTGGCCCGCCGGATACGATCGTGATCAAGGGGAAGGCCAGCGATATGCGCGGCAGTGGCAAGACCATCCGCAGCGGAAGCTGGGAGGACGTGCCGCTGTCAAAGATTGTCGGCGATATTGCCGCGCGAAACGGCTGGCAGGCGGTGTGCCCGGTGTCGACGAAGGTCGCCCGGGCGGACCAGCTCAATGAGTCCGACTTCAATTTCATCACGCGCTTGGCTACCGGTGCCTGCGGCCCACGGCGTTGTGCCCAGCCCCATGTACACGCAGTTCAACGCGTTGTAATTGCCCCACGCGCCAAGTCCGCCCAGCACATTGCCGCCGGCGACACTGCTTCGTGCATGTAACCCCCCCGCCCACGAAGGCTGCGCCGCCGCGACGATGTCGACGCTGTGCGCGTCCATCATGCGGATGTTGCCGGTAACTTCCCCGCCGAAGTTGCTCAGGGCATCGGTGATGCCGTACCCTCTTCATCGTTGAACTGGGCAGTGAGCGCCACACGCTGACCTTGAAGAACGAAAAAAAGATGCACCTCAAGCTGGCTGACTTTATCGAAGAGATCGTTAACGGCCCGTTCGCCCCCTGCAACGCCGCCGACCTGTTGAACCTCCCCCATGCCAGCCGGCAATACGCTCGCTTCGATACTGAGCACAAGCAGCGGGTATTCGAGCTGGTGCGTACCGGTGGTGTAGTGAGTCTCGACATGGGTTTTGAACTGCCCCTACACGTAGCTATCCACCGCACCAAAACCCGCCCCGGCATCACCACCATCATGAGCATCGGCGTAAAACGCCCGCGCACCAAATGCTTCACGGTGTACGGCAGCGATGTCGAAATTTCCAAGCAATTGGCCGAGTCCATCAACCATCTGGCGGCAGCGGCGACACCCGCCGCGCATGCCGCTTGAGGGGGATGACATGGAACGCACACTCGCCCAAACCGCGAAACACCTCGGTATGACTCGGCCTAAGTTGATCAACGTTATGCGCGCAAAAGGTCTGCTCAATAACCGGAACCTACCCGCCTACCCGACCCGCGATCGCGAGTACTTGCGGGTCAAGGACAGCAACTGGTACCACGAAACCGCCGGCATGCAGTACAGCCAGTCAACCCGCGTTAAACAACCTGGCATCCGCTGGCTGGCCGATCAACTGGAGCTTGATCTACCCGCCATGCCGGTAAACAACCGTGACGTGGCCTAGGGAATTCGCTCGCCAGATCGTCGCCATGCGCACACGCGAGGAGCGCAATGCCGCACTCCTCGAAGTGCCGGAACACTTGCGCGAGCTGACCAAAACACACTGCCTGAATGCCTGGAACCACCCGGCTAGAACACAACGCAAGGAGGCTCAGCAAGCCAATGATTAACACCAGTCAGACACCGCTACGGCTACAACTCGCACCCGAGTCAGCCACCGTGGAGCTGCTTTACCGCACCTTCGGTGACGTTCTGATCCCATTGGAAAAAGTCCGCGAGCAGTACTTCCGCAATCTCAATGAGCAGTCGTTTGTGGCCGAGATTAACAGCGGACGGATTCAGCTTCCCATCACCACGCTGGATACCAGTCGCAAGGCCCCGAAGTACGCGCACATCCGGCATGTCGCCTCACTGATCGATATCCGTGCCTACAAGGCGGATGAAGAGATGCTGCGACCGCAAGACGACTCAACCGAGTAAGACAACCGACCGAACGGCTGCCACCACCAGCCTACGGCAACACCAGGAGCACACCACATGACTGCTATTCAAATATGCGCATTGATCGGCCTCATCATTGGCGCCGCCCTTGTCTACTGGACCGGCTACCGAGGCGGCCTGATCGATGGTCGCATCGAGGGAATCGACGAAGGCAAAGCCATACACCAATCCGACACCTCGGAAGCCATCCGTAGCCTGGAGCACTCGCTACTTCAAGTACGCGCTGACCACCTGCAACTGTACGGCCACTATCAGCGCGCACTGGCGGCCTCAAAACTGGGAGAGCAGGAGCGTCAATCTCTACTGGCCATTGCTGAAAAGCTCAGAATCGCCGCGGAGACATTTAGCGCATTCCGCACCGGCAAAAAACTCGAACGCGATTCACTCGCCCTCCGCGATCAAGCGCTCTCCATGGCTGCCTTGCTAGAGCCAGCAACGCAGGAGGATGCGGCATGAATCGCGCTCCCCAAATGTTGCGCCTGACACCACAGGCAGCCGGCACCTTGCAACAGCAATGCACCAAGGCAACTACCGAACTGATGGAACTGACGCGCTTTCGCAAAGAGTTCGACCGGCAACTGGTCACACTGATCGGCAACGAGGCCCTGCGCAAACTGAACAAAGACACCAAGAACGCCCTGCTACTGGCGGACTTGGTCTAGGAGGCAGCATGAGCCAGATTTCTCACCACCATCGCAACACGGCTCACGCGTCACCAGCGCCCATGGACCAACTCGCTATCGAACGGCGGAGGAAAGCGGCATGAAAATGGACCTGCACACCACCCAAACATCGACCGCTTTGCTCTGCAACGCGATGCGTGTCGACGCACCAAAAACAAACAGTCTCTGCTGCGCAGCAGCAGGCATTACTGCCCCTCTCAGTGGCACTGCGGAGGCACTTATACCCCACGAAAAGCTGCGCGGGGCAGCCTCATCTGATGCAACGCTATTCGCTCAGAATCGCGCGCCCGCGCAGCCTGTGGTGGGGTGTACGCATGTATCGGGCGCAATGGTGTCGCCTTGGCCGATCATGGCCTGGGTGAAAGCCAACACTGATCAGGGCATCGGCGTACTGGGGGCGGCGGCATGAATACACTGTTTCTGTTGATGGCCCAATACGATGGTATGCGTCCGGGCATCACGCCTTGCGTGATTAAACCGGCTGCCACTTATGCGGAAGCAACTGCTCGATTTCACTCGCCCGCTGCGTCGGCAGACGCGTGAGGACATCCTT